GCCGTGGTCATGCCAGCGCTTCACACGACGAGCAACATTTAAAATGCGCTCGGGGGTACCCATAGAAGTACCGCCATATTTTTGAACGATTAATGCCATGTTACTTAAACCCTTAATTTTAAACAGGTAAAGTTTGTTCTTGCTTTTCTGAATTTAGATTATGTACACCAATCTGTACACAATTAAAATTTCCATGCTATTACGCAAGCCCTCAAATTTGCCCAAGTATATAGTAAGGGGTATATGCTAACAATCATAAATAGCCACTAAAACCATTGAGTTTCATGATTTTCAGCATCACTACTATTTATATAGGCTTTACCGAACGCCCCATTTCCTTTTTATATTGCACAGAGTTTTGGCACTTTTGTTCCCATGCTTCGATTTCCTCAGCTAAATATCGTTTCATGGTACCGCCTGAAGAATCGAATGCAGGGGCAGGAAAAGGAGTGCCCCAAGGAGTTCTGACTTCCCAACGATTAAGTGTACGCTTAGTAATATGAAACATTGCACACACTTCATTTGATGTTAAGTATTTCATGTCACCTCCTTCAAACTTTCCGCAACTTCAACTGGTAAACCAAATACATCATTGAAAGCTTTTTCAAATCCACCATCATTGATAAATCTATCGATTATTCCTTCCGGTTGTTTGATGCGGGCACCAGACTGAATTTCTTCATCCGTGGCAGGTTCTTTAAGTTGAATAACAACAGGTCCTTCACGGAAATCTTTGGAGATCAATTGACCATCCAATTGTTTGCGCTCTTTAGCATTCAAGTTTCGCCACTTAGCAATGCACCAGTCACCCTTTAAAATTCCAATTGGCATATCCATGCACATTGATCCATAGCTGTAGCCATTTTCGTGTAACCATTTTTGGGCAGCATTTACAGCTTTGAAGTCACCAGTTTGATTGAATGTGATTTCATTCATGACTTTGCTCCTGTGCTTCGATCAATTGCCCATAAAGCTCATCTAAGTCAAAGTCGCCACAAACCATAAAAGAATCACCATCTTCATTTGTGCATACAAAGTTATCTGTCATGAAATCCCAAAGGCGGTCACTTACTTCATCAGGTAGCTTTCTTGGCACCAAAACAAACCCTTCAAGTTGCTCCATGATTGCATCAACAATCTTTTCACCATCTAAGCGATGCAATTCACCAGTAATACCGCTTGCCTCGACTTGCCGCTCAACTGTCTTTTCAATTGCAACAATGACTTCATTTTTATATAGACTCATCACTTCACCTTTAAGCTTTTGAAATGCTGGCAAACATTTCTGATAATTTTAAAAAGCCACTTTTCTTCAGCCTGAGTGGTTCTTCTCGAGTTTGCTGTGAAGACTTGAACAAGGTGTTCTTGGCTCTCATGCTCATACCAGCAACTAATAAAATAATCTTCGATTGCATCATGTCCGCAGCTACCGCGATATCCAGTCCAAGCGCAATCCCAACAGCGGATAGTTACTTGGAATGCCTGATTGCCATACCAAGCAATAAATACATCAATTGGATCAACACCATTTGAAGCAGGGATGTGATGGTAGCTAACTTTTGGTGTTGTTATCTCGCTCATCACGCCACCTCTTTTTCAGCAAACCATTTATCCAGTGATTGAATCGTGTTTAATTCTTTGCCTTCTAATAGATTTTTAAGAAAAGCAACTGATCGTTGTTTTGGTGATGTCTGCTGGTAATTAGGATCATTGCCATCATTCACAAAACATCCAGCTTTTTGAATTGGACAAATACAAGACTCGTACCAATCAAGATTATTTCCACATTTTGAATCAGGGTTGTCTTGCCCAACAAAACCAAGAAAGTGATAAATTACACACCTTTTTGATGTGTCTTTGTTTGTGAAGATGATGTCAATCCACTCATCTTCCGGCTTTGACTCTAGATATGGGATAAAGTCTTTCAGGAATTTTTTATAGTCATCACCATAAACTTCAAAGCAATTAATTTCTGGGCGATTTTCGGTAAAATACTCTTTACCGCATGGAGAAGTTTTCAATTTCATCACGCCACCTCACCAAATGGGTTGTAACTCTTAAATTCTTCAAACAATCGAGTTGCTGGCTTATTTAATTTACCGTTCTGCATGATGATTACGTCACGCGGAAAGTTCTTATTCGAGACCTTGCAAACAAATAAGATGCCGCCTGTGTTTTGCGTTGCCCTATAACCAATCAGCGTCAGCCAACGTACAAATGCTTCAGACATGAGAGGGTGGACGAGTTTTAATTTCTTCATGCTGCCACCTCATCCAAAGCCAAATCTTCCAGAGCAGCCTCTACTAAGCAATTGAATTTCAGTACCGATCTTTCGATGCCAACTACATCCAAATCGCTCGCCAAAACTCGAATAACTACAAGCTGTAGATGCTTTGGCAATCGAGGGTCGAAGCTAATAAAGTCACACCACTTGCGACGAGTACACGCCAATTGCCATGTGATTTGTGGCAAATATTCATCAGGAACTTTACGAGTGAGTAGAGTATTAAGATGTGTTGTAGTAGAAGGGCATTTCGCTTCAATTTGCCCATCTTTACCAATCAAACCATCTGGCGATGCGCCACTATTGCTAATCGCAGGGTGATCAATAAAGCCTGTCTCACACACAAAATAACCAGTTTCATTTTCATAAGCTGCAATCGCATAAGGCTCCTGATCAATACCCCATTGCATAGGCCCGGTAATCTTAGTCTCCTCCTGAACGCCAGTTAGGCGCTCAGCGAGAATTGTTAGAGTTAGGGCGTTATGAGCCTTGCCTTTAGCTGGCTTTGCATCAATATCCTTGATACGACTTGCGGTCACTTTTCCGCATCGATCCGCATGCCAATTTTCATTACGCTGGAGAATGGTCATAAGTAACCCCTTGTGACTGATCAGCTCGAGCGGCAGCTTCTTTTAGTGATGGACTATGAATAGACCAGAAGTGATTTTTACATTCACCTTTAGGCAATTCTGCATAACCTGTTTGCAGTGCTTCTGTGCCTTCCATTGCAAGAGAGCGCATTAGGTCAAGGTACTGTGATTCAAACTCCGCATAACCTAATGGGACACTTTGATCGCTTGATACGGTTTTCATAGTTGCTGTTTGGCAATCATCAATGCGTCGAGCTTCATCTTCGTCGTAAATGCCTGAGAAGCCAAAAGCAACACGTGCGCACTGGATTAAAGCCTTGTGGCGCAACATGCGCTTAGGGTATTTTTTCCAAGGCTCGGATACTCCTTGGCACTCACTCAAATACTCAGTCACAACAGTAGGGTGAGCACGGTCTTTGCGATAAATCTTGCAAGTGCATGACTCATCATCTTGCTCAAACTGAATGCCGTCACATACTGGATTATCATTAATGATGCGAGACCATCCATCAATACCGACTACTGGTGTAATGCCGCCACCTTTGGCAGGGAAGGCATAAATTTCTTTAGTAAAAGGGTTAAGTTTGTACTGGTTGGCAACAATCAAAAGGCTCACCAACTGAACATCGTTAGCCCCCTTGAACACTGTGTCGATAAGGGTTTTCTTTAATTGTTCTGGATCTACGTCTGCCATATCAAACGCAACCGCCACCTTGTGCATTTGGGCGTAAACAATATTGCTTTGCTGTACTGGTGCATTCATTTTCTTATTCCTTAAAATGGCATGTCTATATTTTTGACATCCAGGTACTGAACCTGAATTTCACCATTAGTTGATTCTTCAACTAGCATCTTGAAATAAGCCATTGCCTCGGCTAACGTTTTTTCACTGGCACAAGCTGGTCGACGAATCAAAATATCAATTGACTCAAGAAGCTGTCTTTTTTGATGAACTTCCATATCAACCCCTTAGTATTTAATAGCTACGTTTGGAACGGAGTTTTTAGCAATCGCTCGAACCACATCTTTTGCCATATCTTCTGTGAGACCCGGCACAGCAAAACAAAGTGCTTTCACTGCTTCAGAATTGATTGATCGCATGTATTCGACATTAGCCAATCGAGCTTCTTCTGCTTTTCGCTCAGCTTCTGCTTTGGCAAATTGCTCCGCTTCAATGCGTTTTCGTTCCGTCTCAGCAGCTTGAGCGGCACGTAGTTCAGCAGCTTCTTTTTCTGCTTTTAATCGAGCTTCACGTTCTGCGGCTTCACGCTGTTCACGTTCAACTCGCTGAGCTTCAGCACGTGCTTTTTCTTCTGCATCACGAGTGGCCTTCTCAGCAGCCTCGCGAGCGATTCGTTCTTCATGTTCACGCTGCTGGCGTTCTTGCTCCGCTTTGCGTAAACGCTCTAATTCAGCCTGTTCGGCTTCATATTTTTCACGAGCTGCAAGGGCAGTGCGTAGTGTTTCGAGTGTTTCAAACTTGGCAAGTTTTGCCTGTTCTTCATACTCCTCAAAAGATGAGTCAATTACTCGACTCTCAAGTGTCGCTATTGCTTCTTTGATTGTTGATGCCTTCCATTCAGCGTCTGCACTTGCAGCCAGTGAGGCAGGGATGCGAATTACATCAATAGCTTGCTCATGCTTCGCCACACGATCCTTTTCCGCTTGCTCCCAAGCATCACGTGGTGCCAAGATTTCATTGCGCAAATCATCAAACTTCTTAACTACTGAAATTCGATCATCATCAATCAGCTTGATTCGAGCTTTCTCCTCTGCAACCAAATCCTTGCCACACTTCTCAATGAGTGTTTTTGACTTGCTGACTTTCATTGCAAGAGAGCCGATTGCTTCACGCCCTTTTTTAGTTGTTACATCTGGAACGTGTGAGCGAACTTCTTGAGCAATTCGCTCAAACAATTCAGTAGTACCGCCAGCTTTTGCAAAGGCAGCCACAATCACGTTTTGATCTAATACTTGTAATTCCATTACGCAACCCCCTTCAATTCATTAATTTTTAATTCTTCAAAATGCTCATTCAGCATGTCATTTAGGCTTTGAGCTTGTGCTTGTGTGAGTAAGAACGGCTGACCCTGAGTCGCTAAAACTTCATCAAAATCATCAACAATAGCCACGTTGTAAGGTGCGATTTCTAACTTGTCGTACTCCACATCAACGTCATTTTGTGGGTCGCTTGTGGTATTCCAAACTGTTGAACCTGTCGCGTGATTTGCTTCAACAACAGCAGTCACATAAACCTGTGGGTGCTTATCTAAAATCAAGGAGAAATAAACTTTCTCACCCTGAATGCAAAACTCATTTGCAACCACTAAAGTTTGAAATGTTGCCGCTTCTGGAGCATAGGTAGAGAGCATGTTCATAACTTAGCTCCTAAAATTTCCTGCTTTCTTGCTTCGCCAAGTCGTTCACGTTCAGCAAGCATTGCGTCAGCGATTTCGTATGCACGTGTTGCAAGTTGAAGGCGACATCCACTTTTGTCTGTATTCCACGAATCACCAGTGCTAAAGTCTTGTGATGCCAACTCACCCTGCATTGCCGCCATAGCAAATTGATCTCTTAAATCCATCATGAGTTTTACTCCTTTTTATGCTCAACATCAGCTGCGGAATACTCACTACCAAGAATCTCGACTGCACCCTTAATCACAAAAGATGAGTCAATAAAAAGCATGCCTTTATGCTCAAAGCACTTGAATGAGTTGAAA